TGGCAATGCACCAAAGGAAAGATACTATACGTCAACCTAGAGCTTGACAGAGCATCTTGTCTGCACCGTTTCAAGGACGTGTACACCGCAATGCACCTAGAGCCTGATAACCTCAACAGCATAGACATATGGAATCTGAGAGGTCACAGCGTACCAATGGACAAGCTTGCACCAAAGCTTATACGCCGAGCAAGCAAGAAGAATTACATTGCTGTAATAATAGACCCTATCTACAAGGTCATAACAGGCGACGAGAACTCAGCAGACCAAATGGCGCACTTCTGCAACCAGTTTGACAAGGTATGCACAGAGCTTGGCTGTGCGGTCATATACTGCCACCACCACTCAAAGGGAGCGCAGGGCGGTAAGCGTTCAATGGACAGAGCCAGCGGTTCAGGAGTATTCGCCCGTGACCCTGACGCACTTCTTGACCTTTCAGAGCTTGACATTTCAGACAGCCTTTACAAGCAGCAGGAGGACGAAACTGTTTGCCGTATCTGTGAGAACTGGATGAGGAGATTTTACAGAAATACTGATGATCTTTGTTCACAGGACGATCTTGTTACGCCGTCAAAAATGCTTGAGATAACGCACAAGCACCTGCACCCGAACTCATACAAGCTTATGATGACCGACATAGATAAGGCTAAGCTTGCGGTAAGAAACCGCACAGCATGGCGTATAGAGGGTACTCTGAGAGAGTTCCCGAAATTTGCTCCCCTCAATATGTGGTTTGATTATCCTGTTCACAGAGAGGATACTGTGGGCGTGCTTAAAGACTGCGAGGTAGAGGACATCGCACCGAATTGGAAAAAGAATTTCAGCAAGAAGAAGACCAATGAAGACCGCAGCAAGGAGCGCAAGGAGAGCATTGAAACAGCTTTCAGCGGTGTGCAGGAGAACGGCAAGTGCCGCATTTCTGAGCTGGCGGAGTACATAGGAAAGAGCGAAAAGACCGTTGGAAGATACCTCAAAGAGCATGGTGGCTTTTGGATAGAAGAGGGAGAATGCGGCTTAAAAGCTCAGTAGACAGACAAGACAAAATCGAATTTTTGAACTTTAGACAGACAGAAAAAAAATCGAAAAGTGTCAGGACAAAATCGAACTTTTTTCTTGTCGGACAATATCGAAAATTACCGAGTTTGTCGGACGGACAGACAAATCTATTATTATAAACAATACTTTTTGTCGGGGGCTTGAAACTGCCCCGACGAAAAAGTAATCAGAATAATGACGCACGAGAGGAGCACACGCAGATGAAAGCAACAAGAAGTAAGGCAAGGCAAGACGTTGTTAATGCAGCTAAGAAAATGCCACCGCTTTTTCATAAGCTGCCTAATGAAGATTTCGACTATCGAAAATCACGCACGCTTTGGTGGCTCGTGAAACAGCCGCAGGTACTCAAATACATTTGGGATATGGTCAAACAGTCGGGAGCATTGGTGTATGATGACAAGTCACACAAGTGGCACGGAGTAGATTTCAAATGCGAGGAGGAAGATGATGACTGAATTTTTTATGGCAATGATACCGCCGACAGCTACAGCACAGGAACACAAGGTGGCGGTAAGAAACGGCAAGCCAATATTTTATGATCCACCCGAAGTCAAGGAGGCAAAAGAAAAGCTCACGGCAAACCTTGCAAGGCACAGACCGCCTGAGAAATACATCTGTGGGATAAGGCTCATAACAAAGTGGCTGTTTCCAAATGACGGCAAACACAAGGACGGAGAGTACAAGATCAGCAAGCCTGACACAGACAACCTGCAGAAGATGTTCAAGGACTGCATGACACTATGCGGCTTTTGGACTGACGACCAGCTTGTGGCGAGTGAGATATGCGAGAAGTTTTGGGCGAACACGCCTGGCATTTATGTGAGGATAGAGGAGCTATGACGATACACGAAGTAAAGAAAAGTCTTGGACGCAGGGTAAGCTACAACGGCTCTGATTGCTACGAACTGACAGGGTGCATTATCCGCAAGAGCAGTAAGACAGGTCAGTTCTTCTATCAGGCAGAGATCGCTGACAAGACTTGTGGCAATACGTTGGTGTATTGTAGGCTGGAAGAGTTGAGGTGTGAGAATGAAACACACTGACCACACCCTCTGTTGGCACTGCCGCCACGCAGTACCGACAAAGGATAAGATAACAGGAGAATACCTCACAGGCTGTGCATGGTCCATAGACCGCAGACCTGTTGAGGGTTGGAGGACGTGTCAGCACAGAATGTATGAGGCGCAAAAGGGTGGTATGATACATTCGTATACGGTGACTGAGTGCCCTGAATTTGAGGAGGGATAACATGGTAAAAATCAAACCCGAATACATATTTCCGCTCCTGCTGATTTTGCTAGACGTGGGAGCGGCGGTTACATACGCCGTGCAAAAGGACTACAAAAAGGCTGTCTACTGGTTAGCAGCGGCTGTGTTAAATGTGACGGTAACTTTTTAGGAGGGAGAAAAGTGACAAAAGCTGAAAAAGCCAAAAACCTGCGCTATAAGAAAGCAATTGTATCGCAGCTCAATTTTGAGGAAATAACATCTCAGCTATACGACATCAGTTCCGTTTGTGAGGAATACCAGTATTACTTCAGCAGCGATGATGATACGCTTCTCAACGCACTTGACGGAGATGACGAG